AATACTTTTTAGAAAAAAGTAAAGCAAAAAAATACTTTTTAGAAAAAAGTAAAGCAAAAAAATACTTTTTAGAAAAAAGTAAAGCAAAAAAATACTTTTTAGAAAAAAGTAAAGCAAAAAATACTTTTTAGAAAAAAGTAAAGCAAAAAAATACTTTTTAGAAAAAAGTAAAGCAAAAAAATACTTTTTAGAAAAAAGTAAAGCAAAAAATACTTTTTAGAAAAAAGTAAAGCAAAAAAATACTTTTTAAGAAAATAATTTTTGTCTAAACTTTTTAAGAAAATGGTATTTTTTTTTTCTATGCTTATATTATAAAATGAGTGGTAAATTATTTGTAATTGTTGAATTTGGTTCTTCTGGATGTAAATTATGTTTTTATGATGAAAATAAAAAAAATGTAACAAATATTGGAAAAGGTGGAAATCTTTTACATGAAAAAAATACAAATTTACAAAACGAAATTAAAACAGTAAAAACATATAATCATTATTTTAAATTTGATAGTTTAGGAGAAATTAGGGTTTATATTAATAATGGTACTGATACAGAAGGTACATTATTACCTGATTTCGGCCAATTACAAGGATACACAATAGAATGTTATACTATATTTTTATCATCTGGTAATTTAAATAGTTCGTCATTTAATGAGTCTGACGGAGGGACACCAGATATTATGTCACAAATTTATATTTATTTTAATAACAAAAAAATTAGTTATTACCAAACCCAAGATAATCTACCAAAAATTCATACATCGAATGCGTTAAAAAGTGAGATTTTAAAATATAATAAAAGGAACAGTGGTAAAATCTTGGAACCAGCATCAGCACATGAAGCTAAAATTGAAGCTGCATCATATTATGTGGATTTTTATGCAACAATGGACTTTTCTGAAATAAATTTACCATTGTTATTAGTATTTATTGGTGGTCAAACATTACAGATAGGAGTATATGAAAACGAAATATATAGATGTATTATAGCTTGTGACTGTGATAAATTAAGTGAACATTTACCAAAATTACAAACTTTTTTTGATACAAATAGCAGGATTAATTTATTATTAAGTTCTAATGCTAATTTTATTCTTAATGAATTATACACTGGTGAAGTAGAACTTACTAATAAATACGAGACATCAGACAATTTTAAGCTCCCAGGAGGAGTGAGTTCATCTAACAGTTTAAAAATAGATAAAGATAATGTAATTAAAAATATTTGAAAGCTTGAAACTTTAGTCAACGATAAAGGAGCACCGGTAGCACTTACTGATTATACTGCTGGTAAAACAAACCCGGGTGAAGAAGAAAAATTAAAAATTCAAAATCAACTTAATGCATTTATAGAATTAATGATACAATTTAACCAAAATAAAAATAAAATACATACTATAGTTTCTCGTAAAGTTGGACCTGAACACCAGAAAATAGGTGCGGCTGCAGGTGCTGCAAGTTTACTAATAAAATCGTACTTGAAAGATAGGAGCGAGTACCAAGAACAGCATAATAAAATAACTAAGATTCACAACACAACTGGACCATCCCACTTACCTTGGAATACCGGTGGGAGTAGAAGAAGAACAAGACGTAGAAGGAGTTCTAAAACAAGAAAATCCAGAAAGAATAGAAGATTTTCTTCTAAAAAGAGAAGAATAAATAAAAGGAGAAATTCAAGAAAAAATACTTTTTTCTAAAAAGTATTTTTTCTTAAAAAGTTTCTTTTTGTCTAAACTTTTTTTTAAAAAGTTTCTTTTTAAGAAAGCTTTTCGTAAACAAAGTAATTGTTCAAGAAACTATATTGTTTCAGTTCATCGTCCATTTCTTTCACTTTCCCGTATTTTTTGGCGTCACCAACACTGGTAAACATATTTTCAAAGCTGGCATTTTCAACCAATTTGAGTCCATATTTACTGCACGTTTTAGTTAAATAATCCATGTTTGTTAAAAATTCATTGAATGTGGTGCCAATAGATTCATTGTAAACACCAATTTCCATTCCGAGTGACGCATCACTCGCACTAAATTTAGTTTGTGTATATTTCTTTGTTATTTTCCATATTAAGGTTGAACCTTCATTACTAATAGTATCTTTTCCTTTTAATGCCTCAAATACAGATTCGCCACTTAGACATGTACCAATAAACCGACCGCCCGTTTTAAGACTTTTGGACACATTATTTAAGTATATGTTAATCATTTCGGGGGTTTTAAAATAGTAATGGATGGAAAACTGACAACTTACAACATCAAACCCACCATCTTTGACATCGCTATTCCCGAGATTGTAAAAGTTTCGCAGTTTCCCATTTTTGACTTGGCTCATCGAAATATTGCCATAAATAATATCCAAATAATATTTGTTTAATTCGTCTTTGGCACAACTGGCATCTAATATATTTTTAGAAGTATCCCCCCAAATCATCATATAATTTTCGCCAATGTCTGTTGTATCCATCTCATTCATTTTATTTAAAATCCGATTACAAACACCATTGGAACTATCATTTAATCCATGTTTGGAAATATCAATTCCAACTAACATATTTACTTGCGCTTCGATCCAGTGATTTAAATCCCCACCTTTACCAACCGATGTATCTAACATGTTCTTCCCGTTCAATGTATTCTCTAAAATTAGGTGCTTCTTCACAAATGAATGGAAATCATACATTGGACCACCTTTTCGGTCAGACCGTTTCATAATACGGTCATAATAACGTTCAAATTCGTCACCTTTTTCTATGTTACCACTTACAATCATATCTAATGTAACGGCGTCATGAATACAATTCCACACATTCGTCGCCGTGATAAAATCATTTGGATTCAAATTATCTCGAACTCTAAGAGGTTTCCATTTAAATATAGTGTCGGTATTAGGTTCATATATACATTCGATGATCATTTTCTCTTCAATAATATTTTGATCATCAAGTGAATACATGTTTCCATTGGCGTCTAGGGGGACAGGGGCATAATGAATATCTTTAATATAGGGTTCCGTAGGCATAAATGGCACATTATTATAACTTGGTTCAAAGGACAAATTTTCGTTTAATATTCGACATGAATTATGCTTTGTATGAATCGTGGGGTCATAACCGACATTTAATATCATCGTCTTATATGGTGTAATAGTTCCGTTATAATCCATATATTTTATTAAATCCGACGATTCATTTTTTGGATCTTTAACAAATTCTACAAAGAAATCAATCGTGTTTTGTTCGGGTGGTTTCCATTTAAAAGACCGATACCAACGCCCATTAAACATATTTTTCTGTGTTTTACCAGGCTCTTCTCCTACAAACAAATTGCGTGGGGTGAAAATAAGCCCATCGATATCATAAATATAATCTTTCTTGTAGACTTTATCACATTCAGCAAAAATTTTTGTATCAGCTTTTAAATCATCTATTTTAATTTTTAAATCGAAATATTCATCGGAACCTTCATCTTCTAATCTCAAATCAACTTCTAATTCATCTAGTTCTTGTTCCACTTCTTTACTATAAAAATCATCGTCACCAAAATAGAATTTCTTCTTTAATATTTCCAAATTATTATTACTATCTTTTATAAGCTTTTTACTAATAATATCAATAGAGTCAGTAATATATTCATATCGCGATTTTTCTATTTTACCATCGGCGATTTCTTCATTTGACCGATTAAGAATCCGTTTACGAATATCTTCGCCACTAACGAAATAAGCATCAAAAATCATTAGTAAATTAATATTATTGTGTTCCTTATCTTTTAAAATATATTCAGTATCTAATATACTATTAGCAAGTTCGACACATTTAGCTCCAATATACTTAACATCATTTTTCCGATTTATTAAATACATTTTACCATCATCTATTACGACAAGAAGATTCCGTTCCCCATCAGCTTTATCTGTAACCGAATAGCCTTTTCTAATAGAAACCATACCTTTATAATCTTCATATTTACGTTCTAATACATGTTTCTTTTCGAGTGTAACATTCATCGGTCCACTGAATCGATGGTCACCCATTATTTCCTTATATTTTCCAATAACCTGATTTTTTTCTATTTCCGAAATAATATAATAACTTTTTTGTATCGATTGTAAAACAATTATCAGATTTTGAAGCATTTGTACTAGAACGGTTTTATCATCTTGCTTCACTTTCATTTTATTACCTAAATATTCAATTTCTATCTCATATTCTAATTCATTATTAAATACATTTGACTTTTTAACTGATTTTGAAGGCATGACCACCTCTCGTTTTTTACCGATCATTGTTACTTTGTCAGAAGCCTTTAAGGCATCAAACCATTCATTAAATGCAGTTTTACCAGCAATATATTCCGGGACAACAACATATTTTCGCATAAAATCTTTTACCTCACTCTTTTTTAGTTTAGTTTCATCATCTTTAATTGTTTTCTTATTAGATGATTTAAGAATCGTTAAATCAAATTGAAATCGATTGTCTTTTGTAGTAAAACTGATACGTTTTTTATATCGAAAAATCTTATCATACGAATTCCATTTTTTCATGATTGATGCTACTTCCGTATTAGATTTATTCAAAATAGTTTCTCGTTTTAAGTTGAATCTAACTCTATATTCATTAATATCGGTTTTTTTTACACTATTTTTTTTCATAATAATTAGATTCTTTTCATTTATGGTCTTAATATCGTCAGTTTCACAATATTCAACTATATTTTCTTTACCCACAACACTAAACCTAATATCATTTACAATAATATCAAGCACTTCTTCTTCGTTATTATATTTTATGTCCTTATTTCCTTTTAATCTTTTAATTGTATTCGAAAACATTTCACTATTAATTTTATTATTTTGTAAATTCTTCACCAATACCTCTAATTCAAGGTCTTTATCCCTATGCGAATATGACACCATACTTAATAAGTGTTGGGTGTGTTTTTTTATATGCATTCTATAATATATATATATATATTTATTTTTTAAATAAATTTCAATTTTTATATAAAAATACTTTAAGAAAAAAAAACCTTTTTAAGAAAAAGGTTGACCAAAAAAAAAACCTTTTTAAAAAGTTTAGTTTGTTTTTGTTAAAACTTTTTTAAAAAGTTTAGTTTGTTTTTGTTAAAACTTTTTTAAAAAGTTTAGTTTGTTTTTGTTAAAACTTTTTTAAAAAGTTTAGTTTGTTTTTGTTAAAACTTTTTTAAAAAGTTTAAAGATATTCCCATCCATTTTGTTTCGCTTTTTTTTTGGTTTCGTTTGCTACTTTTGCTACTTTTGCTGCTTTTGCTGCTTTTGCTAATTTTGCTGCTTTTGCTGCGTTTGCTGATTTTACTTTTGCTTTTGCTAATTTTTCTACTTTTTCCTTCTTTTTTGTGTTGTATATTTGCTGTCTTTTGTTTCTATCGGCTAGGAATGCTTCGTCATTCGCTTTTTTCTTTGCTTGTTGTTTTTTGTATATTTTTGTTTTTTGCCACGCTCCAGTAGAGTGTAACGCTGTCCATATCGTGGGATCGTTAGTTCCATTATGGTCGAAGCGCGACCCCCCTAATATTTTTCTAGATTTATGTGATGTTCGTTTAACTCTTCGTGATTTTCCAGATTTTCGACTCATTCTTTTTGACATTCTAGGCATTTTATAATATATTATAATATTTTAATTTGTGTATTATACTTTTTGAGAAATTAAGAAAAAGTATTTTTTGTTAAAAGTTTCTATTAACTAAATCACTATACAATTGACCCTTATTTTTATTTTTACCATTATCTAATGTTAATGATATATCAAGCATTTTACATTTATCTTGCAATTCAATTAATTTATATGATGTAATTGATTTAAGTGTTATCTTTTTAGTTGGTTCTAATGTTGGTTCTAATGTTGGTTCTAATGTTGGTTCTAATGTTGGTTCTAATGTTGGTTCTAATTCGGATGATTTCTCTAAATTATTAATTTTGAGTTTGTTAATAATACATTTGTAAATCAAATTACATGGTGATTCACCGAAAATATGAATTAATGGTAAATAAACATTATTATAGTTGACAATAATTACATTCTTATAACTGTCGTTGTAATTATTTCCAGTATAATAACTAAATTTATAGTAATCAAGCACAACCAGATTAATAGTATAATAATCAGCTAAATAATGTAGTTCAGACGATTTAAAAATATTGTTTTCAATATTTGTTTCCATTTCAGATTTTTTAAAATTCATTTTACCATATTTTTTTGTGTTAAAATAAGCAGGCAATTCATTCATCAAATTTTCTTTTAATTGATGCGAAAATGTTTGTTGTTCGGCATTATTTTTAAATTTGAAGTCACTAAGTAAAATATATAACATCGAGTTAAGAAAACTTACAGAATTAATAGAAATACCATATAAATAGTAATTATCACATAATAGATTATCAAACAGATTATCTAATTTTTTAGGAATGTTAATAACTTCATTCTCATTATACATAATATCACCATGACTATCACCATGACTATTACCATGACTATTACCATGACTATTACCATGACTATTACCATGACTATTACCATGACCAGGCGTTTCTATGATTTCATCTTTAAGATTATCCAAATGTTGTTTAATTCTTTTTTTAATAGTAGAAGATTGTTCAAATTCAGGACTAACATTAAGTGATATCTTAATATTTTGTTTATTGCTTTTAATACATTTAGTAATAGTTCCAATAGATAAAGACATAATTTAATTATAATTCTTTAAAATATGTTTAAATCAATTTTTTAATCAATTTATTTTTATAAATTCAAGAAACTCATAGATTTCCTTAAGACATTGTGGATCTAAATTTTTCATATTCAAAAATATTCCATTATTATTTTGAGAATATTTTACATCATTTTTATCAACAATTTTTAATATTTCGATTTGTTGAAAATCTTCTAATTCAGATATTTCATCTCTCAAATTCTTTAATACTAATTCATTGTTAGATGTCATTTAATATATTCCTATATTTTTAAAATATTTTTTAAACTAAACTTTTAAAAAAAGTTTTAACAAAAACAAACTTTTTCCTAAAAGTTTAAATGAAATATCTGGGCATAAGTGTTTTATCACCTTTTGAATTAACAAATTGTGGCATTTCTAATACATCTCGTTCTTTTGTAATATCATTAATATACCCATCATATTGTTTTAAATTAGAATTAACATTTTCAACACAATATTTTAATACATGTTTATTTAAATCTCGAATTTGTTGTTGTAAATGTGTTGTTTGATTTTTACTATATTGTAAATATATGGATCTCATAACAATTAGAACTTCATCTTCGGATTGTTTACATATTTTTCTACCACTAAGTTTAAAAATACCTTCAATAATTAAATCTTGGATTAAATCTATATTACTTTGTGAAAAATAAAGTTCATTTAAATCGTTTTTACAAAATGTTCCGGTCATATGTTCTGATTTTTTATTATCTACATTATTATTTTCAAACAATTCAAATGGTGCGCCATTATAATTATCAAGATTAATAAAACTACTCATATAATATAAGTCATTTAAAAAAAAAATACGAATTTAACCACTATATTATATGTTCATTGGTAATCTGTAATGAAAACAGTGTTTGGAGCGATAAATTAAACATTTTTCCAGTGCTAAATGTAAATTGTTTAGAATTTAGTGTTGGATCTGAGAAAAAATCAAAGGAATTTTTAATTAAAAAATCTCCACTACTATTTGTGTTCGTTTCCAAATCAATCGTATAATCGAATGGAATAACTATTTCATTAAATAATTTGGTTGTTCCTGTTCCAATACCGCTGGTTTTTAATAATTCGATTATTGTATGTCCCTCATCTCGCATTAAAAAATTAGTTAAATCACTATTTATCGATGTAAACACTACATCTTTAAATATAATTTTATCACCGATGTTAAATTCATCACCGCATAAATATTGTTTAAATGCTATGATTATTTTTTTATTAGGTGTACTAGCATCTACTAAATTCGGTGACGACCCGGTTGTATCTCTGGATCCTTTAATAGTATAACATTCTAAATAATTATTAAGATTTGATAGAATCTTTCCATCAGGTGTAGTAATAGATATTTCAATATTATTTAAATATGTATTTGGACCTCCATTATAATCTATACACGATAAAGTGATATCTTTAAATAGTAGAACACTACGGTCCGTCCCGCCTACAATTGAATTATTCAAATTACCATTTTCGGTAAATGTTGGTCCGCTTGCAACTGAACTTCCACTATTATTGCTTGTTTTAGAAAGAACATCGTCTAAAACTAATATAAAACTTGCTTTATTTAACAGTGTGTTTGAACCAAACATATTTGGATTACGTATTTCGCTAATATTTAATATTAAATAGGGTAAATCACTTACTCTCATAAATTTTTTTACATTTGTCGTGGCATTTATAAATCCATTATTATATAAACTTAAAACTTCTTTTATATCTACATAAATATTGGGAATAATCATTCCCAAAAAATGTATAGATTTAATATTTTTAAACGATTTTCCAATATTCAGTACATTTTTATTTAACGAACTAAAATTAATAGAAAAATTATAGGGTGTATCAATTGTATAATTTCGATCTTTACTATTTATTGTAATTATGTGATTTTTTTCTTTAAATTTCTCTTTGCTTATATCAACAAATTGTTCAAATTCATCGTATAATGCTTGAGTATTTACATCAGTTGAGGATTCATCACTTGAATCACTGTCATTATTTTTATACACATCCATTATAGTATGTATAAGTTTTTTCTTTTAAATATTAAAGAAATAATTATATAAATTATTTTATTTTGGACAAATCAAACAACATAATAGTTATGGTTGGAGCTGGTATTAGTGTTTCGGCTGGAATACCTGATTTTTAGAACTCCTGGAACACTGGTTTATATTCTAAACTTGAATCATATAATTTATTTAGATTTATTAACTTTGAATTTAAATTTTTTAGTTAGTTTATAATGACTAAGTTTAGGTTCTAATACACCAAGGTCATCTAACCATAATTGTTTATTATCTTTTAATAATAGATTTTTATGTTCGGTCTGTTTATTTTCTAAATTGGCATTAAATTCATCAATTTTATCTTTTGTTAAATTATAAATAGGCATTTTCAATAAATAATCATAAGTATCAGTTTCCTTAGGATAATCTCCAGTATCTAATTGTTCAATAATATTAGCTTTACTCCTATTATTAATTATAATTTTACTTTCAATAAATTCAGTAATGAATCTAATTTTAATACTTAAAACATCAATATCTCGTTGTAATCTACCCAATAAATATGCTTTTCGTTTATCATACAAATCGATTCGCAATTCAATATATTCATCCAAAATATCATTAATAGTAGTATATTTCCTAATTTTATTATGTGAATCAAATGCTACAATATTACTTAGATTAATTTGACTAACTAACTTGAATGTTTTCTCTAATTTGGTCATTCCAAGTTTATCATTATATTTATTTAGGTCCCATAAATCATCTTCATTCATAACAATTTCAAATTTAACTTCGGTATCGGTGCTGTAAGAATTATAATATTTAATTATCTGTTTTTCATCTTTATTCTTATCAATAATAAGACTTTCTAAATATATTTTATATGTATCCGTCCATGAACCAATCGGTAATTCAGTAATAATAATTTTACCGTGCTTCACCTCATAAATACCTTTACTAACAAATGTGGTGTTATTTTTCTTTTCGATGGTTCCTTTAAACCCATGACAATAAGGAATCATATCACTATAATCTTTTCCATCTAATTTATGTTTAATATTTGTTAAAATATCTAATGGATTAAATTTAGGGATAAATGTTGACCAACCGGTTCCTATACCTTGACTTCCATTAATTAAAATCATTGGAAGAATCGGGACATAATTAATTGGCTCAACATCAACACCATCATCGTTATTATATTTATATAATGGTTCATCTAATTTATTAAATAACATGCTTGTAATTGGCATAAGTTTAGTATGAATATACCTTGGCTGAGCCGAATCTTTCCCCCCTTTACAACGGGTTCCGAACTGTCCGATGGGGTCTAATAGACCAATGTTATTTGAACCTGTAAAATCTTGTGCCATATTAATAATCGTTCCATGAAGACTCATTTCTCCATGATGATAAGCACCGTGTTCACTAACATAACCTGCGAGCTGAGCTACTCGAATTTCTTTAGATGTTAGGTTTCGTTTAAAACAGCAATATATAACTTTTCGTTGCGAAGGTTTAAATCCATCAATAATAGATGGTAATGACCGAACACAATCAGATCGGGAGAAATAAATCATTTCATAATGGATAAAATCGGATATACTTACAGATTTAGCCTTATAATCTAATGTAGTATCACAGGTGTGATTTAATAACCAATCTTTTCGTTTATTGGCACTACCCTCATTTTTACTAAATGCTAAATGAATAGCTTCACTGTCTAATTCATTATTACTTGTGTAGTTAACAAATTTAGGTTTCTTAAAATATTCTTTCGCTTCTTTAGGTGTACTAGTTCCTAATCCTTTATAATATTTAATATTCCATTTACCATTATTTTCAGCGCTGTCGCTCCATTTATCATAATCTGTTACACTGTAGAATGATTTTTCTTTCGTCCCGTGCTTAATCTTAATAACTGGCGTTAACATCGTATTAAGAAATCCATCCAATTTATATAGTGATGGCCACAAACTCTCAAATAAATTAAAGATGAGACCTTTAATATGGGTGCCATCCTCATCCTGATCTGTCAGGATTAATATTTTACCATATCTCAGTTCTTTAGTATCTGTATACTCTTTTTTCGAAACTAACCCAATAATTTTCTTAATATTGCTAATTTCAATATTTTCCAATAATTTGGTTCCGGTATGTTCCTTCACATTTAAGATTTTCCCTTTTAATGGAAAGACACCATATTTATCTCTACCAATAATAGACATTCCAGCCATAGCCATTGCCTTAGCAGAATCCCCTTCTGTTAAAATCAATGTGCATTCATCGGATTTCTTTGTTCCGGCCCAATTCGCATCTTCAAGCTTAGGAAGCCCTTTAATGCGATTTTGTTTTTTACCATCAGTTTTATTTAGACCTTTGGAATTCTTCAATTCAAAGAGTTCAATCGCCCGTTCAATAATGCCAATTTTCGATAGATGACCAATGAATTTATCGGTAATAATACATTCAGACCCGAATTTATCCTTATTTGTGGTCATGTATTCTTTGGTTTGTCCACTAAAGGACGGATTATCAATCGTGCATTTAATGAAAATACGGATATTATCTTTAATAAATTGTGGTTTAATCGTCAGCTTTTTCTTTTTAGTTATAAATTCACTAAGCTTCTTTGTAACTTGATTCACAACATAATCTATATGTTTCCCTCCTTTATTTGTATTAATACCATTTACAAATGAAATCGGTTCAAATACTTGGTCGTCATTTAGGCAAATACCCACCTCCCATCTATTATTTATTTTTTCATAATAGTTTTCAGTATCTTCATCAATATACATATTAATATAGTCCTTGAACGATTTAATTTTAATTTTGTCACCATTAAAAGTAATATTCGCTGAATTAGTAAATGCTGCTACATCATACGTCCTTTTTTCCATAATTTTAATCATATTATCGGTTAAACCTTCTACCTTAAATTTCGCATAATCCGGAATATACTTAATGAGTGTATACTGTTTTTCCTTCGATTTAGCAATAATAGGAGCATCTTTTCGAATCATATTATCGTAAAATGTCTGTTTGAAACTATTTTTACCATCGCATGTTTCTACATAAAACTTTTTTGAAAATATATTTGTTAGTTTAGCACCATATCCATTCTTACCACCAACATGTTTTAATGTTTTTTCATTATAATTGGTCGATGTAAGCAGATGTCCGAAGATAAGTTCCGGATTATAAACCTTTTCCTTAGAGTTCATCTCTATTTTAATACCTTCACCATCATTCTTAATACTAATTTCACCATTTTCTTTGTCTACATTCACATTAATATTCGTTACTTTATCGGTACAGTCAGGATTTTCATTAGTTCTAATATATTGATCTAACGCATTAACGATAATTTCATCGAAGATTTTATATTCGCCCGGAATAAATTCTAGCTCATTTTTCTCAAATTTATTCTCGTCGTTTTTAATATACTGTGTTTCCAACGATTTTTCAGTACTACCAATATAGGTATCAGGCAGTTTATAAATATGTGTGCGATGGTCTAATTTAACAACTTCGTCATTTGATTTCTTTTTAAACGTTATTTTAGGCATTTGAATTTATGTATTTAAATATTTATTCTTTAAATAATTTCAATTTTATAAATTATAAAAATAACATATATATATAATGATAAATTTATATATTTTTGTGTCTGTCCTAATAGGCTTTTTAATACTATTATCAATCCAATTTAAAATATATAACCCATCAAATCCGCACAATCAACGAGTTTCTAATCCACCCAATCATCAACTTAACAATAATAACAGTCATATTTTAGATTATTATGGAAAATATGGTTCAGTCGGAAATTACAGTAATTCTAATGATTTTAAATCTAAATGTCAAAAATAATCTATTTTATATATTATAATGAATACTAATAAAATATTTACTATTTTATTAATTGTAACAATAATTATATTAGTATTTAATTTAATTAAAGTTAATACTGTTGAAGGATTTAGTTTAAACGTATCATTTTCTCCTATGGTTCCTGGTGCTACTAGTTCTACTGGTGCTACTGCTGCTGCTATGGTTCCTGGTGCTGCTGCTATGGTTCCTGGTGCTACTGGTGCTACTGGTGCTACTGGTGCTACTGCTGCTGCTATGGTTCCTGGTGCTGCTGCTATGGTTCCTGGTGCTACTGGTGCTACTGCTGCTACTGGTTCTCCTATGGTTCCTGGTGCTGCTGGTGCTGGTGCTACTATGGTTCCTGCTGCTACTAGTTCTCCTATGGTTCCTGGTGCTACTAGTTCTCCTATGGTTCCTGGTGCTGCTGATGCTGGTGCTACTGGTTTTACAACTCCAGCATCCAGTACATCGATGACTACTCCAAGCAGTTTTACTACACCAGCATCCAGTACATCGATGACAACTCCAAGCAGTTTTACTACACCAGCATCCAGTACATCGATGACTACTCCAAGCAGTTTTACTACTCCAGCATCCAGCACATCGATGACTACACCAAGCAGTTTTACTACTCCAGCATCCAGTACATCGATGACAACTCCAAGCAGTTTTACTACACCAGCATCCAGTACATCGATGACTACTCCAGCATCCAGCACATCGATGACTACACCAAGTAGTTTTACTACTCCAGTATCCAGCACATCGATGACTACTCCAGCATCCACTACATCGATGACTACTCCAAGTAGTTTTACTACTCCAGCATCCAGTACATCGATGACTACTCCAGCATCCAGTACATCGATGACTACACCAGCATCCAGCACATCGATGACAACTCCTAGTAGTTTTAATGCGCAACCGATACCTATACAACAACGTTTTATATATACATATAAATCACCCCAGCATAATATTAACGATCATAACGCAAATAAACATAATGATATACTTTCTCCTCGTAATAACAATGGAGAACGTTTATTCGATGAACATATCCATAACTTTTTTGACGAACATCATCATGATGAAACAAATACAACATTTGACGATAATTATGTATTTAAGGATATAAAATCTTACAAAGATACTAAAAAAGACATTGATGATTATGTAGATACAATTTTGGACCTTTATACTAATCCTGACACATATGGTTCACTAAAGGATTTATTCGATGATACTAACAACTCCGATTTGAAAACCAATATGTATTATACTAAGGATTTACAAGACTTAGATATCGAAAAAACTGATATAACATTAAAAAAAAAATTAAGAGAGATATTATATACTAAATATTTAACGAACGAAAACCCAAACCCATTGAATTATTCCAATATTCCATGTATGTATTATAATGAGGTAAATTGTCCCGAAGAAAGATGTACCAAAGTTCCTGATGCTACAGGGTTGAATATTAAATGTATCCCGAATGCACAGAAAGAAGTTAATACTTGTATAGATCTTTATGGTAAAAATAATTGTGAACGGCATTCCAATGAAACAACCGAAACTCCCTGTGTATGGAGTCAATGGTCTAGTGAAGATAATAGTAAATATAATAGTGACAAATATTTAGGTAAATGTTCAAATGATGGTAATGTTCCTAAAATAAAAGAATCGTGTCCTAATGAAAGCCATTATTTAATAAAAAAATTCGGTAAAGGTGAATTATCAGAAACTGTAATTAATAGTATTTGTTTACCTAAGGATGATGATGCAACACACCAGTTATTATATGATAATCCATATTATATTAATAATACACATATAAAAAAATCTGGTGATGGGGGCGAACTTGATGATGCTGATTCTATTTTTGAATCCTTATGTACAAGTGGAAACAGTGAAATTAATGACCCCAACCAAAATGTTTGGGATTCTGATTTATATCAGTGTTATAATCTATCAAATAATGAATGTCATAAAAATTCGAAAGAAGTATGCGACAAAATGAACGACCATTATTCATCTGACAAAAATAAATCTCCCGAATCATATGATATAAATAAACATAAAGTATGCTTTTGGAAACAGATAAACCATCCAGATTCGGAAAAAGGTATATGTGGAAATTTATTATAAATCAAAAAAAAACATATTAACTATATAATGAAAGTATTAATTATAATATTGATAATATTGATAATATTGATATGTTTTATAATGATTAAATCTAAGTATGAATATTTTTATACTACTTCGGTTGCTTCTAAAACAGACACAGATGACATAAAATCATTGCTCGACAAGATTATTGAAGATAATGGTTTATCGTCTATAGAAAAAAAAACTATACAAGCCAAACTTACCGAATACAACACATTAAGAGAAAAAATCGAAAATAAAAACACACATAATACGGAATTAAAAGAAAGATATAATATTACGAAAAAACAATTGGAGAATATTTTATTCAATAAATTTAGACCAAACCGATTAAATTTTAATGAGAAACAACAAAAATTTAATTTAGAATTAAATGAATTTAGAGATGATTTAACTGGTGGAAAAATAAAAATGACACATTATGGTTCTTTTGACAAAAAAGTGTGTGTGTCAAAGTGGAAATTACCTGATAATGTCCCATCTATTAATAATAAAAGTGATCCGTATTTTAATGTCGGAACTAAATGTTGTATAGGAGGTAGAGATGAGTGTATAAAACAATATAAACAAAATGTAAATTTATACAATGACTATAAAGTTGTATTAAAAAATAACAATAATAAACAATTAGAATTAAATAAAATCACAGATAATATCTACATTGTTAATTTAAATGCTCAAATACTAAATTATGAATGTAGCACATCTAAAGACCCAGCTTGTAATTATTATATTACACCGACATTGCTATGCTATAAGAATCCACATATTAATAATGTAAAAGTATGTTTTAAATTAATAGAAATAACCGATTTAATTCATCTAAATCAATTTATAGATAATGAAAAAATTGAAGACGATTTATTTGACTATCCGTTATATTTATTAATACCATTAACAGAACATTATAAAGCTATAACCATTCATTCTAAAAACGAACTTGATGGTGAACGATTATCTATCCAACCGTTATCTAAAGAAATGATTAATCAACAAATATTTTATAAAAAATAAATTTCATTTTATATATTAATGTATTTAATATTATTTTTAATAGTAATAATTATCTTATTACTACTATCCCACACCGAATCGTTTGTTTCTTCATATAATGATATCAAATTAGATAATGATATAAAATTAGATAATGATCTCAAATTAAGTGATAAAATAAATTTCATCTATACAAAACATGATGGTGTTTATACATTTTTTAGAGATAAGTATATTTCTACAAGTAATATTGATGATGTTCCTAAATTAATTAGAGAGATTTTTAATCCAGCTGTGGTCACTGGGTTTTATAATTACAACTATAATTATTTAGGGTTGCTATATAAAAATAATATTTACAAATTAAATTTATTTACACAATTTCCGTCTACACCTATTTTTGTTAAGGATTATTTTAAGGGATTAGAAACAACCCCCATTAATTGCCTATTTTACCTAGAAAATAATATTTATATTTTTAGTGAACATAAAGTGGTTATATATAGTTTAAGTGACTCTAAAATAATATCAACCAGTGATTGTAGTAAAATATTCGATAAATTACCCACCAAATCATCACCCGAATGTTGTTTCCTTAACTATAATGATATGGAACTAGGCAACCCAATACCATACATTTATATTCTAAAAAATGAATTGTATTATAGGTATAACTTTAATACAGATACTGGAAAATTTAAGTTTATCGGAACCACTAAGGACCTTAAAACTAATCCAATCATTAATAATTCGCAGAAACATAAAATTACGCTTGATGGTAATTATCGGATTACTTGTGTTGGTGGGGGTATAGAATCCGGTGGCAAAGGTGGCCTAATATTTAATGATTTTAAGTTAAATAAAAACGATATCTTAAAAATAATAGTGGGTAATAAAGGAAACCGACTACCAGTTAAAAGGAATCTTCTTAATAATTTGAAGAAGCTACCTAGTACTGGCTCATGTTCGGGGGCTGGTGCAACTTCATTGTATAAAGGTGACGAATTACTGATGATCGCGGGTGGTGGGGGTGGTTGGTCTAGCGAAATAATTAGTGGACCTAATATATGTAATAGTGTTCCCTATAATAATAATGATTCACATACTAAACACAAACCTAATTTATTTTTACCAATTAAAAAGATCGGGTTATTTACGTCAAACGATAAAGAATCGAGATACAAAATTAAGGTGACTAAATTTGACGTAAAAGTGACCGGCTTAGAGGAAATAATTTTAGATATTAATGAATATCCTAAGATACATGATAAAAAAGCCAGTGCGACCAAATATGAAACGCAATTAAGCAACTTTAATGAAAAAGCTAGTATCGAAATTATTTTTAATGAAACCATATGCGATTATAAAATAGACCTTGATTTTGAAGTGATTTCTAGTAATAATAATTCGCATGCTGATAGTAAACTTGTAATTTATGACGAACAAAACCGGTCATACGAGATAAGTAATTTTAATGCGAATTTTACTTCTCGGGTGATTACAAGCGAAACCCTCCTTAACTATTTTTCAAATAATAATATTCCTTCCAGACACTACAACAATGATTTAACTAAAAATGGTGCGTCTAAGGGTAAATATAATAAGGAACTAACTAAGGTGTCTGACCGGCTTTTTTATTTAGATAATCCCTATAAAATATGTGGTGGAGGATACGCTACAAGCAACAAATATAATACGTTGAATACTTGCGGTGGAGGTGGTGGCTACAAAGGTGGGAAAAGTATTAGTTTAACTGAAGATTACAATTACAAAAATATACAGTTTCCGATTGATTATGTGGGGGCGGGTGGGGGTTCAAGCTATATTTCCAGCATAAGTTCTAACAATAATAACCACCATTTTATTAATGATTATAATGAAGGCGATGGGTTAGTGATTATAACTAAATTAAATTAAAGAAATCTATTTGAAGAAATAAATTTTAAAATAAGTAATTAATTATGTTAGAACTCGTCTATGATTCACGCGAATTGAAATTAAAACCATTATTAGAAGCACAAAAAAAAGATACTATTATTCTTGTAGAAAAATATTTAGATCTGGGTGACATAATATTTAAAAAGGATGGCGAAGAAATTTTAATTATAGAACGTAAATCTCTGGGCGATTTGTATTCATCGATTCAAGATGGGCGGTATAAAGAACAAAAAATTCGGATGATGAACAATTATCCGATTGAAAAGATAGTGTATATTATTGAAGGTGATATTTCGCAACAAAACATAAAATTCTTTAAAAATTCAAAAAGTATAACAACTGGAGCTTTACTAAATATGACATTTAGAGATAATATTAAAATTCTAAGAACCAAAGATATTAATGAAACATGTGAACTATTATATAATATTGGTTCGAAAATAATAAAGAATCCCGAGTTCTTTGCTTCTCCTTCGTCAAATAGCAATGACTCAAATAGCAATGACTCTAATAACAGCGGAAGTTATTTAGATACAATTAAGGTCTCAAAAAAAGACAATATGAATCCCAAATTATGTAACATAATACAACTTAGTCAAATTCCGGGCGTTTCAAAGGCGATGGCACAGACGATTATCGAAAAATATGGTTCTATTTCAAATTTAATTGGCGACTATCAGAAAATAGGTTCTGGTGAATCTTGTGAAAAAGAGAAAAATGAGATGCTAAAAAATATTCAATTCACAAATAGGAAGTTGGGTCCAATTGTATCTAAACGGATTTATGAGTATTTATTTTACTAACCTTTTTAGAAAAAAGGTTGACCAAAAAAATACTTTTTAGAAAAAAAGGTTGAGTTGTTTTCTATGTTAATATTATAAAATGGTTAAAAAGTTAGTTCGTTCATTTAAACGAAGAAGTTACAGAAAAACACGAAGAAGTTGCAGAAAAATGAGGGGGGGGGCAAATAAACATGTGGCAAATAATAAACGTTCGGATAGAAAGCTCATGGCAGAATTATATTGTAAAAGTGTGATGAAGCCTATTGGTGGAAACATTTTTGTAAATACATTGGTGGAGTCTGTTGCTTGCATGCCCCATACGGACAAAAAGTGTAATTCCATAGACAACAATTGTATACCGCATGATAGTTGGCTTAAAGAATTAGGAATGGAGATAGGGTCCTCCGGGAATTATGATAAGATTGAGTGGTTAACAAACTGGTATACTAATGATTATTGACGAACAGTGTAAATCCAAAAACAACGATTGTATACCTCATAATAGGCGGATTAAAGAATTGGGATAGGATGGGTCCGCGAACGCTGATAAGATTGCGTGGTTAAAAAATGGATAAAGAACACGAACAAGACGAAAAAAGAAAACGAAGCATAAGATGAGATAGCTAGATACCATCCGAAAGACATAGAGTCCGTGATAGTGTAGTGACAGAGGCCGAATTCCGTGGACCTAGACCCTGAATATTTGACCTTTAACCCTAAAACTTACCATTTATTTTATTATTTTTTTGATCATTTTTTTAGTCCACATCATCCCACCAAGTGTTCCTAATATAATTAAAATACTTAGTCCAATAGTTGGATAATAATTATCTGTAGTTTTAAACAATGATGAAATCATAGTATAATGTATTAAGGGTAATATCAGGGTTCTTATTATAATAAAGTTAAAACTGAATATTGGGAAAATATAATGTTCAAGTTTTTTATAGTTTAGCATACGACTTAAAAACCATGTAATTTGTAGAGGGTTCGTTATTTCACCCCAAAACAACGATAGAATAACTAGTTTATAACCATAATCATATGTCAATGCTATATAATATACTCCTAATATTAGCAGATGATGTGCGAAAAACATTAATGAAAAATTGCTCAGCAACATAAATAAACAATCATAAATGAAATAGGACGCCGACACATTTATCAATTTAATACTCAGACTATCATCACAAGTATCAGCATATATAAGATTATACACTATGTAGGAAGAACCAGCGATTGTTAATAGTGCGTGTGTCAAACTAACAATATTACTTGATATAATTGAATTATATCTATTATTAATAAATATAAAATAGAGACTCCAAAATAATAGGGTGGGCCATAGGGTGGTAATCATTATAAATTAACAACATCTAATCTTTATGTCGATATATAATACCAATTATTATAACAAATATAAACGGGAATAATACACGACATACATTATCAAAATATTTAACGTATTTTTCGATTTCTCTAAATATAAGTATTTCCTTATATGTTAAACGTAGTGTGATATCATCATAGTTAATTGTTTTAATAATATGGTCTTCGTCTATACAATTCACTTGTCCATCTATTATTTTATGTTTAACGGTGTTAACGGTGTTAACTGAGTTATTATAACTGTCACTTCTTGAAGATTCTCGGGGGTTAACTGGAACTATTTCTTCATCGTGTGAATTAGCATATTTGGTTAAGACGTTTGTAATCATGTTCATTTCTTCAATTGCTATTTGTTCGTCAACATTTGTTTCCAATTCATCAATATCCTTAATTTTATTCGTTATATTATTATGTTTCCTAAGTTTTTTCTTTAATTCGTTCTTATGCTCCTTATCATTTTTAATTAATGTTTCTAAATCAAATCTATTTTTAAACATCAAATAGATTATGCGCGATTTTGATGTTATCAACGAGAAGACTAGACCACTTTGAATCGAACACACCATCGAAGTAATAAAACAGCACATAAAGAAATAGTCCATTAATGTATAGTAACCAACGACCGGTATTTTATCGGCTAATGTAAGTTGTAGGGCCAAAATAGTAAGTGGGATAAAAACCGCTGTGCTAGTCCTGCTTATATTGTCTGGTTTTATCAACATAATAATAAAATTGACTATTACGAGTGAAATAGTCATACCCATACTAATATTATAATAATGTGGATAGCGTTTTAAATATATTGTGTATTCATTAGCACTAAATGTTTCATTCGGACAACATGGTCGACTCTCATCATATGTAACAACTGTTACATTAGTTATGTCCCATTCACTATGTGAAAATGAGTCTAATATATCTATTTGTTTGGAAACCTCGTTATAGGGCTTAAGTCTAAGTAATTTATTATTATAGATCCACGAAGAAAATTTCATTTTACATTCTTGATTATCAAAGGGAAAATACTTTAGTTCTAGACCACACGAAAATTTGAATATAGCGGGATTGCTCCACATAATATCGCCATTACTATAAAGATTCATACCACCATTAAGTGTGTAAACATCGGGGAGAGATGCAGCATTCAATAATTCGATATCTGGAACCCAGATATAATCCTTATCCACCGATAAAAATGTTAGATTAGACACAGATGAATTCCAATTTAAGTAGTCATCATTCCATGTCATTCGCACCCACAGATTTATATCAATTGTTTCTTCTTTTTGATTGAATGCTTCTAAGTTTTGAACACCTATCCCCATATTAACCTCGATAACTTCATTATAATTTTCCACAGGTCTTACTAATTTATTATAATCTGCGAATAATGTATCACGTAAACTTTTTTCATCTTTATTAGCTAATACTAAATTAGTTAATACGAATAGTAATAAATAGTTCATATAAATGATTATAGAATAAATGCTTTAAATGTATTTTATTTATACGAAATATATAATATTTTTCTAGCAAATTAATATGTCTTCCATATTATGTTTAGGTAATTTTGGAAGTGGTGGGGAAGGGCAGTATGCGGTGGCCGAATTAATGAAATATTTGTATTCAAAATATAAATATAAATTGGTTATAGGACTAGGTAATAATATATTACCTAACGGTGTATCATCACTAAATGATCCCCAATTTAAAATTAAATTTGAAGAACCGTATAAAGATTTATTATCTAATATAAAATTTTATAATATATTAGGGGAGGTGGATTATGTTACTAAAAAATCAGTTGCTAATGAAATAAAATATAGTCAACTTAATAAACATTGGATTTTACCACATAATTTCTATTGTTTTAAGAAATTTATAAGTGGGGTGCCAGTGGAATTTATTATATTAGATTCTAATTTAACTAAAACAAAAAATAAAAAAACCCAAGAAATGTGGGCGGTTAACACGTTGCTTGAAAGTCGATCTAGGTGGAATATTGTGATATCCCATCATCCATGGGTTTCTTTTAATGCCGAAAGTGGGGGTAACTTAGGAGATGGTGAATTAAATTTATTATATTCTAAATTAAATGAAACTAAAAAAATAGATTTAATAATTTCGGGTCATGAACACAATCAACAGCATATTTATATACCCAATAAACCCAACATGATTATAACTGGGGTGGGAAGTAGTGTGAATAAATCCCCAATAATTAAAATATACGATGAGTTAAAATTTAGTTCGAATGAATTGGGGTGTTGTATGGTAGAATTTAGTAAAAACCGATTAAATATTACTTTTTATAATATTAATAAAAAAAAAATCCATAATTTTTCTATTATTAAATATTAATGATAAGTAAGATATTTATTGATTTTTTTACTAAACATATAGGTATTACGTTATTATATTTGTTAACAATGGTTCACATACCATTAAATTCGATTGGTATGCCCCATTTTTATGGAAAACTTATACCTAATTTAAATAAAAAACCATTTGATAATGCTATAAAAATATTAGTAATACTTATTGTTTTATGGGGTGTTATTCAGGGTATTAAAATTGTGTCCGGTTTAATACATGCGAAAGTATTTCCAAAATTTATGGGCTTTGTGAGAATGACATTAATTAATACAATTATTTCACATTATAAAAATAATTATCAGGATCTAGAAATAGGGGACACCATTACTAAAATCATAAAAGCACCATGGTTATTTGAAGATATATTTGATAGCGCCGAAGATTTTATATTTAGGAATTTGATACTTGTATTTAGCAGTTTCCTCTATTTATTCATATATAATAAAAAATTAGGATTACTCTATTTATTATGTGTGAGTGTTATTAGTTTTTCATGTGTAAAATATATTACAAGCTGTCAGCCGTATATACAACAAAAAGAAGTCGAATATGATGTTATGCATGAAGAAATCGAAGATACATTGTCTAACTTATTATCGGTATATACTTCCCAAAAAATAGAGTATGAGACTGATCGGATTGCTGGTTTTGGAAAAAAATTATATAATACTGAACAAAAATTAGAAAAATGTAATAATAAACATCGAGCTATATTCGCTGTAATATGTGTAATAACATATATAGTATTGAATTTCTACTCAATTCATATTTATCGGAATAACAAAATAAAATTAAATATATTAATAGCAATAATAATTATTAATTATTCGCTACTTAATTCGTTAATGTCGGTGTATTACTATGCCAGGAGATTAACCGATATTAAAGGACGTACCGATGTGTTTGAAAGGTATTTAAATGGACTACCACACACTTCGAAAGATAATAAATTTAAATTAACCAAACTAAAAAATATTAATATCGAGTTTAAGGATGTCGGATTTTCTTATGAACCGAATAATCCAATCCTAAATAAATTGAATTTATCTCTAAAAACAAATACTATAGTTGCATTAATCGGTCCAATTGGTAGTGGAAAATCAACGATTGGTAAATTATTAGTTCGACTAAAAGAACCTACAAGTGGTAATATAATTATGAATAATGTTAATACTAAAAATTTGAATATAGATAATTTGCGAGACATCGTTAATTACATTCCACAACATCCTAAATTATTTAATAGAACTCTTTTTAGCAATATAACTTATGGCCTTAAGACCGATGTGAATGAATCCGATATTTATAAAATCATCGATGATCTTGATGTTAATAATATTAATGACAAATTTAAATCTAATATGTATAAATCAGTCGGCAAAAATGGATCCAATTTATCCGGAGGTCAGCGACAACTTGTGTGGCTAATTAGAGCTATTCTTAAAGATAGTAAAGTTTTAATTTTAGATGAACCGACTTCTTCTTTGGACCCGGAGAGTAAAAAACAATTCATTACATTCTTAAAACTGTATACTAAAAATAAATTAGTTATAATCATAACGCATGATTTATCGATTTTGGAACACGTCAATAAAGTCATTAAACTTAAAAAGGGGTCTGTCGAAAGTATCGAAAATACTTGATACTTTTTATAAAATACTTTTTAGAAAAAAGTAAAGCAAAAACAAACTTTTAGAAAAAGTTTTAACAAAACTATTATTTTTAGAAAAAAGTAAAAACAAAACTATTATTTTTGGTCAACCTTTAAACTTTTTAAAAAAGTTTTAACAAAACTATTATTTTTTTTGGTCAACCTTTAAACTTTTAGAAAAGGTTTTTTTTGGTCAACCTTTAAACTTTTTAAAAAAGTTTTAACAAAACTATTATTTTTTTTGGTCAACCTTTTTCCTAAAAAGGTTTTTTTTTGGTCAACCTTTTTCCTAAAAAGGTTTTTTTTTGGTCAACCTTTTTCCTAAAAAGGTTTTTTTTTGGTCAACCTTTAAACTTTTAGAAAAAGTTTTAACAAAAGGTTTTTTTTGGTCAACCTTTAAACTTTTAGAAAAAGTTTTAACAAAAGGTTTTTTTTGGTCAACCTTTTTCCTAAAAAGGTTTTTAGAAAAATAAAGTATTTAAATTATTACTTAAAATTATTTTCTTTGCTTATATTATAAAATGTGTGAATCTGGTTGTTTAAACGATGGAAATTTTCATAATCTCGGAGCTGGAAAAGCTATATTTACTGATGATGTAAAAATTGTTACAAATTTAGTTGTCGACGGGAATTTAGATGTGAACGGAACCATGACTACATTAAATACCGAAAATACGGTTGTCAAAGATGTATTAATAAAATTAGGTCAAGATGATATAACTACAACAAAAGATCTGGGATTAATTTTTACACGAGGTGATGGCACTCTTACTGATAAAGCTAATAGAGGACTTCTGTGGGACCGAAATAATAGTGAATTTACTTTTGTGGAATGTAATACTGAGGATGGAGAAACTATTGGAGATATAACTATTGATGAATATGCACCTTTAAAATGTGGTGGGTTTATTGCGGGTGAAATTAAAGCAGGTGGCACCCCCCTTACAGTTACAAATACTGGTGTAGTAACTATTGAGAGTACATTAGATGTAACTGGAGATACATCTGTTTCTACATTTGATTCTTCTGGCGCCACTTCACTTGCTACAGGTGGTGGTGTTGTGAATATTTCATTAACCGGTGTATTGACAACTGTTAAAGGTACATTAAATGTAGACGAGGCAGTAACCCTTGATACTACATTAGATGTCACTGGAATAACTACATT